ATACCAAAGCAGAAATAGATGAATTGAACTCACACATAAAACATGAAAGAGATGAAGTATTAACTTATGCGGCTATGGAACAGTTCCGTGGCAAGTACCTTGTACAAAATAGAGCAACAGGCGAAATATTTGAAACACCACAAGTAGCATATATGATGATTGCGGCAACATTGTTTGCAAAGTATCCTGCAGATACTAGAATGAGTTATGTAAAAGCATACTACGATGCTATTAGTACATTTAAAATTTCCTTGCCTACGCCAGTTATGGCAGGTGTTAGAACACCACAAAGGCAGTTTAGCAGTTGCGTACTAATTGAAACAGACGATAGTTTAGATAGTATTAATGCAACCAGTAGCAGTATTGTTAAGTATGTAAGTCAAAAAGCAGGTATAGGTATTGGTGCTGGAAGTATAAGAGCAGTAGGCTCTAAGATAAGGAGTGGAGATGCTACACATACAGGAGTTATTCCTTTCTATAAAATGTTCCAGTCAGCAGTTAAGAGTTGCAGTCAAGGTGGAGTAAGAGGCGGAGCGGCCACACTATACTATCCTATTTGGCATTTGGAAGTTGAGGACTTACTAGTATTAAAGAACAATAAGGGTACAGAGGACAACAGAGTGCGTCATATGGACTATGGAGTACAGTTTAATAAACTTATGTACGAAAGACTTATTAGTGGCGGTAATATAACATTGTTTAGTCCACAAGATGTTCCAGGACTTTATGATTCGTTCTTTAACGATCAAGATAAATTTCAAGAACTATACGAAAAGGCAGAACGTATGACTAGCATTAGGAAAAAGTCTATCCCTGCAATAGAACTTTTCAGTGCCTTTGTAACAGAAAGAAAGGACACAGGTAGAATTTATTTAATGAACGTCGACCATGCTAATACTCATGGTTCCTTTATAGAAGAAGTGGCACCAATTAAGCAAAGTAATTTATGTTGTGAAATTGATTTACCTACCAAGCCTTTAAACGATGCAAAAGATGAAGAAGGCGAAATTAGGTTATGTACATTAAGTGCAGTTAATTGGGGTGTTTTAAAAGACTTACAAGAGATGGATAAAATATGTAATCTAGCAGTTAGAGGATTAGATGAATTATTAGACTATCAAGAGTACCCTGTTATAGCGGCTGAACTTAGTACAATGAAAAGACGTCCATTAGGTATAGGTATTATTAACTTTGCTTATTGGTTAGTTAAGAATGATACTAATTATCAAGATCCTAATTTAGAACTTGTTGATGAATGGGCAGAAGCATGGAGTTACAGTTTAATTAAAGCAAGTGCAGATCTGGCAATAGAGAAGGGCACAATAGCAGGTAATAATGAAACAAAATATGGACATGGTATTACACCTAATCAAACATATAAAAAAGATGTTGACGAATTAGTTAAACACAAAGAAAGACAAGATTGGAAAGGATTGCGTAAGCAGTTAAAAGAAACTGGTATTAGAAACAGTACACTAATGGCACTTATGCCTGCTGAAACATCAGCACAAATTAGTAACAGCACAAACGGTATTGAGCCACCACGTAGTTATGTAAGTATTAAACAAAGTAAACATGGTGTGTTAAAACAAGTGGTACCTGGCTATCCTTATTATAAAAATAAATATGACTTACTATGGGATCAGAAGTCACCGCAAGGTTATTTAAAAATAATGGCGGTCCTACAAAAGTACATAGATCAGGGAATTTCGGTAAATACATCTTACAATCCAGAACATTACGATGACGAAAAAGTTCCAATGAGTGTACTGATACAAGACATCTTAATGTTTTATAAGTATGGTGGTAAACAGTTGTACTATAATAACACATACGATGGGCAAGGCGAGATTGATATTAATAAAGACGATAAACTAGAAGATTTGCCACAAGGCGAATTAGATGACGAAGATTGCGAGAGTTGTAAAATATAATGACAGTATTAAATACAAAAAATAGAGTAGATCATACTAAAGTAAAAATGTTCTTAGACCCAACAGGAGGTCCTGTAGTACAAAGATATGATACACTAAAATATAAACAGTTTGATAAACTAACTGATAAACAGTTAGGATTCTTTTGGCGACCAGAAGAAGTAGATATTCTTAAAGATGCAACAGATTTTAAAAATCTATCAGAACACGAACAACATATCTTTACCTCCAACTTAAAGAGACAAATATTATTGGATAGTGTACAGGGTCGCTCTCCTAATATTGCTTTTCTGCCTGTGGTAAGTCTTCCTGAATTAGAAACATGGATAGAAACTTGGGCATTTAGCGAAACTATACATAGTAGAAGTTACACACATATTATTAGAAATGTATATGCAAATCCTAGTAAAGTATTTGATGAGATGTTAGACATCAAAGAAATATGTGATTGTGCAGATAGTATCACAGAAAACTATGATAGGCTTATAGAATATAATCTACTCAGAGATACAGGTAGTAAAAAATACGATATTTATGAACATAAGAAACGTATCTGGAAATGTTTAATGAGTGTAAACATATTAGAAGGCGTACGTTTTTATGTATCATTTGCTTGTAGTTGGGCTTTTGCTGAACTTAAAAGAATGGAAGGCAATGCAAAAATTATTAAACTTATTGCACGTGATGAGAATGTGCATTTGGCAAGTACACAGCAAATGCTAAAGTTTTTACCGCAAGAAGATAAAGACTTTGCTAAGATTAAAAAAGAAACAGCAGAAGAATGTAAACAAATGTTCATAGATGCAGTAGAGCAAGAAAAAGCATGGGCTGAGTATTTGTTTAAAGACGGCAGTATTATAGGACTAAATGCAGAACTATTAAAACAGTATGTGGAGTTTATTGCGGCCAAACGTATGCATGCCGTAGGCTTAGAAAAGATATATAATAGTGGTACAAATCCTTTACCTTGGACTCAACAATGGATTACAGGTAGTTCAGTACAGGTTGCACCACAAGAGACAGAAATATCATCTTACGTTATTGGTGGTACAAAACAAGACGTAGATGGAGACACATTTAAAGGCTTTAGTTTATGATAATAGAATTAAAAGAATTACTAGGAAAAGTAGTAACAATAAAAACTCTTACAGGATTAGAAATGATAGGTACATTGATATCTACTAATGACGATAATAACTTAATCGTACTTACACATCCTAGAATGGTAGTATTAAGCAATACAGGCGATAATGAAAATAATTCAATTGCAGTAGTTCCATTTACATTTACATCCATAACAGATCAAATTTCATTTACAACAGATAAAGTTTTATCAGTCAGCGAAACAATAAAAGAAAGTGCTGAAGATTATCTAAAAATTGTTGAAGAAAAACCAGAGAAAAAGAAGAAAAAGTAGATAAATACTTGTATGCCAAGTACATGTGGAATATTTACAAGTGGAACTGTCTGTGCTGTTACAATTAATACAGGTGCTAAATCAGTATTTGTTGAAAGTTCACCACTAAGTTTAGTAGGGGATCAAGTTGCTCCCCACGGCGAACCTCCTCATTCCTCATCTTTTATAGTTAACGGTTCTAATACTGTATTTGCAGAAGGACGACCTATTACTCTTGTAGGTAGTGCAACTACATGTGGGCACCCTATAACATTTGGATCACTAACAGTATTTGCAGGCTTCTAATGCCTAATTTGGTCTCTGTAAAAGGCCCCCACGCCAGAAACGATAATAACTTTATTCGAATACAATGGAACATGGGTAATTCTTGTAATTACGAATGTGAATACTGCCCTCCCCAATTACACGATGGAAGTAAACCCTGGTTAAATAAAGATCAATATATAGAAGCAATTAAAAAGTTTTCAACTTATTATAACAGTTTAGATAAACGTATAGATTACGAACTTATAGGCGGAGAGGTTACAGTTATACCAGGGTTCGAAGATATAATAAGAACAATAAGTGAGTACAATACAACTAGTACAGTATACACAAATGCCAGTAGAACAGTTAATTGGTGGTCTAAAGCAAAGCATTATATGAATGCAGTTGTATTAACATTTCATCCTTTATCACAAGACAAGCAACACTTTATAGATGTCATAAATGAAATAAAAGACAACGTATTTATAGATAT